TTGACCACAAACTTTCCAAAAGTGCTGATTTTATACCGACAACCAGGAGAAATCAGGATGGCAAAACAGTCTAATAAACTGACTGCTAAACAGGTTAAAAATCTTAGCTTTGATGTAAATGGTGTAAAGAAGCAAAGACACCCTGACGGCGGTGGACTGTATTTATTGATTGATGAAACAGAAGCAAAATATTGGCGCATGGATTACCGCCGGCCAGTAACTCAAAAATATAACACCCTAGCAATTGGCACCTATCCAACAGTTAGCCTTGAGCAAGCAAGAAGTAAGCGTGATGAGTTCAAGAAAATGCTTGCTGATGGGATCGACCCTGCCGAGCACCGCAATAATAAAAAACGCGAACAGCGTGAGACCCTAGAAAATACCTTTAGTAAGTTTGCTGATGAATGGTTAGAGATTCGCAGACATGAGGGAAAGGTAGACAGTGAAACAATACGCAAGCTGAATAAAGATATCCTGCCCTTCATTGGAAACTTACCAGTAACTCAATTGACCACTGAACAGCTGGAACGTGATGTAACCGATGCTCTGGTAGAACGTGGTGCCCTTGAATCAGCTCGGCGTGTTAAATCAATTATAAACATGGTGCTGAAGCTTCCATTGAAGCGCAGGCTCATTACGTACAACCCTGCCCCGGATATCATTCTTCCTCAGCCAACTAAGGGTAATCATAACGCTGTAACTGATGAGAAAGAGCTGTCCGATCTACTGCGTAAAACATGGCGTTTAACCAAAGACTTTCCACGTACCAGGATCAGAACCGAGTTAGCGATAAAGCTATCAGCATATATCTACCAGCGCCCTGGGGAAGTCAGAACCCTACTTTGGGAATCGGTAGACTTTGAAAATAGATGCCTGTCCTTTGCAGCAAGTAAAACCAACCAAGACCACATCGTACCGTTATCAATTCAAGCGTATGACATTCTCAAAGAACTTGAAGAATTGCGGACCACTTCAAAATACGTTTTTCCAAGTATCAAAACTTCATCTGAATGCATGAGTACAGACACCCTTACCCAGGTATTAAAACGATTGGGTTTTAAAGGGAAACATACAGCTCATGGATTCCGGGCAACGGCGCGAACACTCCTGGATGAAGAAATCGAATATAGAACCGATATTGTAGAGCACCAGCTCGCTCATAAGGTTAAAGACCCTAATGGCACAGCATATAACCGAACCAAGTTTTTACGCCGTCGACGCGAAATGATGCAGCTCTGGGCTGATTACCTCGACACACTTCGTCAAGGTGGTGATGTATCGAAATTCAAGCCAAATAATGACAGTGAAAATTTAATTCACTTTAAACCTAATACCAAAATGGCATAGCTCTGCTGCGTTTTCTAAAAGGATAAATGGTCATGAGTAATATTAAAGATATTAAAAATCCAGCTCCTTTCTATACATTGAAGGATGCAGCCAAAGAATTAAACCGAGCCTTAGAAGTTGATTACTATGATGCAAAGAAGCTATTAAATATGGCCTTGGTATATGACCTGCAACTCTACATTTTTGTAAGAGGCTGGGAAGGTTATGCAGCTTACGGCGAAGAAATGTCAGAAGCCTGGGAAGAGTATGCAGATGTAGATAAACATGGGGGGTATACACAGCTGCATTTCGATATGGATGCCACATTAGAGGCCATTATTACGGCAAGACTTAATTTAGCTTTACGTGAAGGATGTCTGCTTGAGGTAAAACTAGAATTAATTAATGAATTAATTTTAAGAAAAAATATTATTGCTGATGGCAGCTCAGGTATCTTTTTCAGCAATATTCTAGATATTCAGGATTCTTTTACAGGAAATCCCAAAAACCTTTTTTTAGAAGTCTTTAAACCATGGCCTTCTCATGAACTGATACACGAGCTCGGTAAATGTACACTTTCTGCAGATGTTATTGCTTCTGTAGAAAACATTAATATTGCTTGGATTCAGCTTTTAAAGGAAAACAGGTTTTTTCACCATAATGCTGTTACACCTCCCCCTGTAATCGATACTACAATTGAAAAAGAAGGAGAGCCTGCTGTTTTCCAAGCAATATCTAGAACAGATCTTCTAATAACCCATTATCAACTTTCTAGAATTATTGAAGGCTCTTTAAAGCTTAGAGGCAGAAAAGTTGAAACGATTGAAACTTTAATTGAAAAACAAGTTCAAAAGCCTCGTGGAATAAGCCCAGCCAGAGAACGAGCTAAATTAGCAGCAAAAACTCTAGCTAATTATCTATGGAGTCAAGATAGGGATAACAAAATTAAAATTAAAGAAATGGCTATTACAGTTTATGCGGAGCTAAGCCAGACCGAACACCGTATTGAATTACCTGATCAGGCCATATCATTAAAAGACTGGATTAAAGAAGTAGCTCCTCCTTATTCTAGAGAGCCTGGAAGGACCAAAGAAAAATATATATCAAGTGAAACTTAATATAGATCAAGTGGAACTTTCCATCTATTAACATATAAGAACCAACAACATACTACCTCTAACGCCGTTGCAGTACGGCACATAGTTAGAGGTTTTTTCATGTCTACTCAACAACAAATTACGGCGCCAAAAGGCTTTTATCGCATGTCACAACTTGCAACTACGGCTGCACGTAAAGAACGCAAGTACATTGCTAAAGATGGAACAACTAGAATCATCAAAGCACGTCCTGAGCGCCAAGGCTTACTTCCAATGGGTGAAACAACTATCTGGGATAAAGTGCGCGCTGGTGAGTTCCCTCCCCCAATTAAACTAACTGAGCGCATCACTGCATGGCGTATTGAGGATATTGAAGCATGGATGGCTTCCAAAGGATTGGAGGCTTAATTATGAATACCTCCCTTACTTCTCTTTTGCCTTCTCAACAAATGCTTAGTTCAGATATTTCAGCTATTACTAACATCCGCTTAGATTCTGTCAAAAGAACAATCGAACGTTTAGCTGAACGGCGTGTCATTACTTTACCACCAACGGTGGAAAAGCCTACAGCCGGGCGTACAAGCACTGAATATGTATTTTCAGGTGAACAGGGAAAGCTTGACTCAATTACTGTTGTTGCTCAGCTTTGTCCTGAATTTACTGCTGCTATTGTTAAGCGCTGGTATGAGCTTGAAAAGCGGACTCCGGCATTCGACATTAATAATCCACAACATCTTCTTAATGCTATCGAAGTGCAAGCAAAGCAGAATCTACAACTCAATTCAGAAAACAAAGTCCTCACCAAAGCTATCGAGACGATTACTCACACCGAGCACGGCGTTAAGTTCCAACAGGCATGCAAAATTTTAAATACTAAGCAGCATATTTTAGCCAAATGGCTACGTGAACATGGTTGGGATCGGTATCTTAATGATGCTCGTGCTTCAACCTACTACAGTGAAAGTCGTGGCTATTGTGAAACTAAATACTCCCATAAAGAAGGTGTAAAGCCTTCAGGTCAATCATACAGTTACACACAGACTGAGTTCTTCATATTGCCAAAAGGTATGCAGATCCTAGCTAAAAGGTTTGGGGAGCGGCCATGAATTTTCAAAATATTTTCTGTTTAAGGCTTCTCAAATTAAAAATGATCGGCTATATTGATCCTGTTCGGTGCAAAATCATCGAATTAGCTTTGGTCGGCTATGAATACACAAGCGCATACAGTCCGCTACGGGCTTTTTTTATGCGTAAAATCTCTATGCTTCTGCATCTCTATGGTGAAGCTGGAGAGGGACATCTTCGGATGTGCAGGTCTCTTGTGTACCTGTCGACCAACCCTTTTCAGCTTTGCCACCCTCACTTGGTCGTGACTGGTAAAGCTCCTAAACAAACACAAGGAGCGCATTCATCATGAACGCTAAAGTACAAATTCAATTTCCAGAACAATCAATTCCTTTTTACAGTGTCGCTGATATTATCAGTGCCTATTCACTTGCATCTGAAGCTGCCACACAACTTCGAACTTTGGCTAACCAGATCAACAAAGCAACGGCTTTCGTTAAAGCATTTGTACAAGAAAATGATAAAGCCGACTCCTCTGCTTTTGCTGAACTAGAAAATCTAATAATAATTTCCCAGCAGCTTGCTAACAGTCAAGCAGACACTTACATGCGTGAACTTAACAGACATACGCATAAGCCTGATGATCAGTACGATGCTGGTGATCTGTACTATGCATACTCATTAGCTTATGAAAATACATCATGGCTTGAGACCATGTTTTATGAAGCTAAAGATGAAGTCGAAATAATCAAAGAGGCTATTAAGCAAAATACTCATGGCGCCGTCTTCGCGACTCTTGAACGCTTAATTCATATCGCCGCGTACTTGGCCGAAACTCATAGCAATACATTCGATATTGAAAGCGAAAAGTATGAATCAGAATGGGAGGCTACTAAAAATGGATAAGCCTTCTCGAGATTTGAATAAAACAGCACAAGCAGAAGAAGCCACTCCACCAAGGAACCCACTTCCTCCCACATATCCTAGCCTGGTGAAAATTACAGGCGAACGGCTGGTAAATGCGCTAAACAAAATTTATCAGCAAGGAGGATCCAGTGAGCATTGATGCAACACGGTGGGCTTGGGCTGCTCCAGTAAATAACTCATCACAACGTCTCGTTCTGCTTTCATTAGCAGATCGGGCCGGTGAAGAACATACGGCTTGGCCAAGCATAGAGCGCTTGGCTAAAGATACCGTGCTGGATAAAAAAACAGTTCAAAAAGTTATTTTAGAGTTAATTAAACTTGGTCTGGTCGAAGATACTGGAGAGCGCACAGGACCTACCAGACGTGTTCGTGTTCTCAAGCTCAACGGCGTAAAGGGTCGCGAGGAATACACCCAAAATCTAGATGATGCTAATACACCCAAAAACGGGAACATTAAACAATCCCAAAAACGGAATGATTCCAAAAATGGGAATGATCCCAAAAATAGTGCTTTGAATAACCCCAAAAACGGGATGTTGAATGATCCCAAAAACGGGGTGCAGAACCTATCAGGGAATCTACCAATGAATCTCTCTCAAGAGCATGACTGGATTCCTGATGTGGATCAGTTGATAACAAAGATAAAGATGGCAGGTCACAGCAACAATATAGACCTAATCTTTGGCCTACCTAGCTTTGAATTCGAGCTGAGTGCATTCAACTCTTATTTTGATAACAGCGGACTATCTGACAGTAAAAAACTTCATAAGTTCACGGCTTGGATCGTAGACAAGTTTGAACGCTACAAAAAGCAGAATCCTGAATATGGCATTCTGTCTCCGACCGGACAGCAAGCTAATACTGCTCAACCAGTTCTTAATTTACCGACTAAGCCTAAGAGCCTATTAGGAGGTCCTCAATGAATACGCCGATTCATAATCTACAAATTGAACAAGCTGTACTTGCAGCGCTGATGACTGTTTCAAATTCGTATAGCCAAGTTGAAAATCTACTGACCGAGGAAGATTTCCACGCTACACGCCACAAACTAATTTTTCAGGCCATAGTAGATCTTGATTCTAAAAATTCACCATATGACGCCGTATTGGTTAACCAGTGGTTAGAAATGCGTAACTATTCTGAAGCTGCCGGTGGTGAGCAATACATCATGCAAATTTTAGGTGATGCCCCTTCCAGCTTTTATAACCTGGTGTCTTATGCTGAGAAATTGAAGGATCTTACGACATGCAGGCAAGTTGAAGCTGAAGCCATGAAGGTGATTAATCATGCTCGGAACTTAACTGTGAGCCGTGGTGAGCTGGTCCAGAATGCACAAACTGCTTTTGCAGATCTGAATACTGAATCTGGAAGTGAATCACTCTTTCATATTCATGATGCTGCATCCAATACATTTCTTGAGATGCACCGTAAGATTGAAGCTGCACTTGCTGGCAATTCGATGATTAAAGGAATCCAGACCGGTATATATGACTTAGACAAAAAGTTAGGCGATGTCGAACCTGGATGTCTAATGGTGGTGGCTGCACGGCCCGCGATGGGTAAAACTACGATGCTCCAGCTCATCGCAAACAATGTAGCAGTCGTACAGAAAAAGCCTGCCCTCATCATGTCTGGCGAAATGCCTAAAGAGCAGATTGCCATGCGTCTCTGTTGCGCGATTGCACCGGCAGATATTGGAGTAGTACGCAATTCCCCTCATCTACTACCTAAAGAGGAATTTACAGCATATACAAACGCCGTTGCGATGCTTCAAAAAGTACCGATGTATATCAATGATATGTCTCGTCCCTCGATAGCGAATATCAGGGAATCTATCCGTAAAGTAAAACATCAGTACGGTACCGTTGGTGTGGTACTGGTGGATTACCTTCAGATCATGAAGACTACAAAACAGTTTGCCCGAGAAGATTTAAAAATCGCCTACTTCACTGGTGAACTTAAAGCCATGGCCAAAGAATTTAATTGCGTCATAGTCCTGTTATCTCAGCTCAACCGTGAACTAGAGAAGCGACCAAACAAAAGACCAATGATGTCGGATCTACGCGAATCAGGTGCAATTGAACAAGATGCCGACCAAATTATTTTCTTGTACAGAGACGAAGTTTATAACAAGGAATCTCAATACCGGGGTATTGCTGAGGCTATTGTAGGAAAGAACCGCCACGGCGAAGCTGGTACCGCGTACATGCATGCTCAATTGAAGTACTGCCAATTCTCAAATTTGGATGGCAATGCATTAGAACAAATACACGGAGTCTCCTCATAATGTATGTTTATGATTTAAATTTTGACAGTACTGTGCAAGCTGGTGGTTTACCCCAACGCTTTAGAAAACTTAAGAGTGAAAAGAAGATAAAGCAGTTTCTTGTGAAAAGACGTGGATATAAAACACCTGACTTTGGACGAATGATTTTAGATTTACGTAACCTTGGCTGGTCTCATGAAAAAATATCTTATGTATTAGATGTAAGTCCAAGTGCTATATCGAGTTGGGCAACTGGCAGCATTCCAAACTACGAGCACGGAGATGCTTTCATAGATCTATGGCGAAGTGAAACTGGTATTAGTAGAGAACCTCGTGAAGGTGAATGGGCTACATACCAATATGAGATTGGGCAATTAAAATTACTTTAAGTTTAACTTTACGAAGTACCGGGGCTCATATAATTATTTCACTTGTACCCAACTTATAATTCCTTATATAGTTTTACTTCGATGAAAATAAAAAAGCACAATACGAAATTGTGCTTTTTCATAAAATTATGATGTCAAATTTATGCCTTGAAATGAATCATTAAGATCTAGTTTTGTCAGAAATTTCAAAACCTAATTTTTGTATTTGGATAAAGTTAGCAATAAAATACAGAATTCCTAATATATTCAACGTAATTGCTACGTAAGAAATTTTTACTATTATTTCTATATCTTTAATAGTAAATAATTCCAACTTCGCATTCGGCTTCAATTGAAAGAAAAGATAAACTATTGAAATTAAGAAAAAATATACAATATAAGAGTTTCTTACAGAGATTACATTTTCTTTAATACCACGATAATAAACATCATTTTTAACCTTATCTGGATTCAAGGTACATAAAACACCCATTCCAATCGAAAACATAATTCCCGAAATAGTATAGACAGTATTCAAAAATGATTCTTTAGGATCATTTTCAAAAAATGAAGCGCATATAATTGATAACACCAAAAATATGGTGCTACTAATTAGTAGTTTTCTTACGTTCATTGTCCAATTCTCTAAGCAACAAGGCCATTTGCTGCGAAATCTGAGACTCAATTAAATGGCCACTATCGGTAGTTTCTATAGTAACCTCTTTTGTTCTCAAAATTTTTCTGCCTTTAATTATTTTTTTGTTGTTTCTAGTAGTAAATTCAAAATTTTCTAAATCTGCTACTGGCTTTAGAAGTGCTCCGAAAGCTCTTTTAATTTTTTCATCATCGTCTTTTTTAGGCTTTCTGAATTCAATGATAAGTTTTGCAGATATCATTTGTTCCAGTTCATGTGTTGATAGATCCTTAGTATCACTCAAAGCATTAATAACAGAATCTAGAGCAGCTTTGGTTAGATCGAATGCTGATTTTTTATTATTAGGTTTATCCCCTTCATTAGATGAATGAAAAACAGGATCACGGACAATAATATCTTTAATTTGTGATAGTTCTGGCATTGCTTCATCAGCAACCATAGGATTTATTTCGTATAACTCATTCAATAACCAATTTAGATATGTCTGTAATCTTGTAATTGTTAAATTACCAGGTAAATTAGTGACTAAAAAATTATTATTTACTGCAAAGTAATAGTGGTTTTTATAAATAGCTTCAGCATCTACTGTACTATTATGTAGTTCTGTAAGAGTAAAATTTTGCTTTGAAAATAATGTATTATCAACATGCTGTACATTATTACCTAAAGCTACGCGAAGCATCGTACAAAAAATAGGATCTGGATCTTTACTGTTTTTTGCAAAATCTGAAATTAGATCTTCCTCTTCTTGAGGGTCTTCAGCATTCAATCGCATTCTTCTTTCATTTACCGCTATAGAGCTTGTTAAGCATACTCTTAACTTATCCCCTAAATCAGATTGGCTTTTATTTACATCTGAATTTATGATTTCAAAAGCCCTCAATTTTACCTTAGCCATTATTTATACCCCCTCTTAATTAAAAAGAACATCTTATGATCATCTTATTATTCAAACAACAAATATATAAAAGGCTATTTAGATAAGCATTAGACTTCTTGCGTTAGTCAAATTTTAAGCAGCCAAAAGCTATATTTTATGAGGTTTTAGCCAATTCAAAATTAGATAAAACTATACTTTCGCAAGAGGTCTATTAGTACTTGGGATATAAATATAATCCTATTAATTAACTTTAAATTTCATCGGCTGAAAGTCATCAATATGAACTTTCTTGGCCTTCAGTAGATCTTCTCTTTTACCATCTGCGACCAGGACGGCGCGTTTAACCTGAACTGTCCAAGTGCGACCCGCTCCGCACATAGTCTCTGATTCGATAAAGACATTCCCAAATGCTTTACCTTGAAGGTTTTGTATATCGCCGTAGGTTATTACATTCTCAGAAGTCCCCTGCACTCTACCGGATTTATCCTTTGCCACTAGATCTAAATACAGTTTGTCATAGGTCCCAAGGAAATCATGGATCGTCACATCCACCACGGCGGAACAGATCCCGGAGTTTACATAGCTAGTCTTGGAGTGTTGCAAAGTGATGGGGGTTGCATGAGCACTTAAACTGAATAAATGGGTAGCTAAAATCAAAAGTAATTTTTTCAATTTTTAATTCCTATATCGTTTTAAATAATCATCTATTCGCTGTTTTTAAGGCATCTACGAATTCTAAAGACTCCTTAAGGCCATAGAGATCGATCTTAACTTTTTCAAATTGTCCGTTAGCTTTCTTCCAGGTGTAAATTAATTCTTTGCCGCCTTCAAGTTTTCTTAAAATTATATCGGTTTGATTATCACCTAGAAGATCAGCGGGTATGCCTGCTATAACATTGCCGCCATCTAGCTTAAGATTCACTTTGGTTTTAAATCGATCAGCACCTTGGAATGCATCCATAAATACAACTGACTTTTTAAAATCTCCATGCGTCAGAATCATTAGATTGTTTTGTCTGGTATCACAGATAATTTCATCAAAGCCCGTAGTATAATTAGTCTCATAACCGCATTTTGTATGCCAGTTTTCTCTATGTTCGTTGCCACCCGCGCTGTATGCCATCTCTACAATAAAGGGATTTTCTTGTGATAAGCGTTGGGGTGTCTGCTTGATATCATAACCATTGGCGGGGTCCAAGTATTTTGCTGGAACAACTATTTCAGCATGGATACTGGCAGTAAAAAGAACTAATGAGAGGGCAACTATTCTTTTCATAATGAGTGCTTCAACTATATATATCTTTATTTATAATCTTTTATCATATATTTAAAATGATAAAAGGAGCCGAAGCTCCTAATTTTATTCTTCTGATAAATCCCACCAGTAACTATTACCTAAGTTCTCCAGGCGCTGCTGTGTTCTTGGTAGATAATCAGGATCAATCATATTCTGCATTTTGGAATACAGCATTCGATCTACGACCAGTTTACTGTACCAAAGATTCTGCAATGGAATATTACTCTTCAGGGTATTGGCCACTTCCATCATCCGGGTAGATTCTTTCCCCTCAATGATGTTGTTACCCATACCGGTTAGCAGCATACCCAACTTCATGCTTTGGCCTAATAATGGGCCACTGATAAAGTCTGATGCACTTCGACCGGTTGGATCTGAAAGTGCAGACATGATGTCCCCCAGGAAGGAAAGCCCGCCACCTTTAAGAAGTGACTTACCAAAGAAATCAATCGTAAATACAGGCTCTGGATTCTTACCATTGGCCAAGTTCTGGGTCTGAACGATCAATGCACCTGCTAAAGTTTGATAAGCCAGTAGCGAAGCTAGGAACGTCACCCGGCTCTTAATATCTCCCTGGGCAAAGGCACGATGACCAATACGGAACATATAAGCCAATGGGAAGCCTTTGAACTGGAATAAGGTACGACCCAATTCCCCCTGGATGGTTCCGGCTTCACCTAAGTTAATGATGCTACGTTCACGGACACCTGCTTCAATAATAGCGACTGACTCCTCATTGAAGATATGAGTCTGGTATTTCATAGCAGCTTTATACCGGAAGTCAGCCAGTGCATTAGGATTGTCCTGCTTGTCCAGTGGCAAGAACTGCTTAATCACATCATCTGGCGCATTGAAAAAGTCATTCTGGGAGAGTACCGCCGTCCCATCTTCACGTTTACTTGGCTCCAGCTGCTGCCATAATTGCCAATCACGTTCAGTAATACCATTCCCCTGCAGGATCTTGAGATCATCTGCACCGAGATCCTTCCAGTCTGATTTACGTGTTAATTCAGCCAGCTTATTCATATGCACCAGATTGAATGCTCGCTTCGCTCCTGCTGTGACGGCGTTCAAACCTGATAGTTTCATCGTGGTTGCAGCAAACGCTTGCATACGCGCATTGAAACGGCCTGATTTAGTGGCACTACTCACCACATCAGCATCTCCAAAGCGAGACATACCGCCTACCATCTCAGTGATACCAAGCCCAAAACGTAGGGCTTCATCACGTGTAGCACCCTGTTTCAGTTGCTTCATGTATTCAGGGAGGATGGATTTGGTATAAGACAGGCCTAGCATATTAGCCACTTTCTTCATGCTGGCATGATCACCAAAGGTCGTTAATGTGGTGCCACCTAATTTAGATGAAACCATTAGGGCACGCAGACCACCCATAACATTTCCCAGTGTTGAATCAATCGCCCGGGTATTGGCATCCAAAGTGTTGTACATCGACATGGCTCGATGAGCCTGCTTATCAATTTCGCCATGTTTCAATCCATTCTGTGGATCTGCTTTCAGTTTGATCTTGGCTTCATCCAATAGAGATTCAAACGTATGACGAGGATTGGATCCAAAGTTCTGCATCATTGCCACTTCCGTACTCATGCGCTGAGTATGGTTTTTCAGAATCTCATGAAAGCCCGCCTCGTTATAGGTCCCGTACTTATTCTGATATGCCAGCCATGCATCGCCATCCTTGAAATGCAAAGCACGTGATTCCTGGTGACGATTTGCCATCTTAGAGCGACCACCTACAGGTGATGCTGGTGCTTTCACCTGCTTAGTGAGTACTTGCAAATCCTTATTGGCGCCGTTGGTTGAAATAGTTTTATAGACCTCCTCGAGCATGGATTTAAGCTCCAGCTCATCCATCAGCTCTCCAGTTTCTTTGACATATTGATTTCGATCCAGTCCAGCCAAAGCATCATTAACCCACTCTGATTGATCAGTCAAAGCTACCTTTTTCTGATCATGTGAGGTCATGAAGCCAAAGTTATCCAGTTTCTTGATGTTCCCACCAGCACGGTTGAAGGCTAAACGCATCTCCTCCAAAGCAGCACTAACCTCTTTGGCCATTGCTGTAATTTCTGGGTTATCAGACTTACCACCAAACATGACCCGGATTATGTCATCAGTCATAGCCTTGTTTACTGACATGCCAAAGCGTTCTTGTGTCTTGGTAAACACATCGGCTACCAAGGACATCCAACGGCTATGTAAGGCTTGAGATTGCTTCTCTATCGACTGGATACCACTCTGGTCAGAGAAGTATGCGATTTTCCGCATTAAAACTTGAACCGGATTCAACTTTGGATGATTGTAAATCTCAGTTTGCAGTTGAGCCTTGATAATGGCATCACGGGCAATGTTCTGATTGTTCTTGGCAATCTGGACGGCGAAATCTGTAGCAGTTTTCTGCGCGATTGCTTCAGCACGTTCAGCTGCACTTTTGAATATCCAGTCTGGATCTGTTCTGGCCAAAGTGTTTTGTGCCCGGATATACAGTGATGAAATACGGTTACTATCAGCTGCGCTTAATTTTCTTTTACCTAATGCTTTTGCAACTTGTTCTCTACACTCAGCTCTCATGCTGCTTCACTCCCAAATTTTAATGCACAGCTTGCCAATGCCTTGACCGCTTGAATTTCATCTTTTGCTATTTCTTCTTGTTCTTTGACATAGTCCAGTAGATCCCGGGAGGACATTGTCACAATCTCCTCGTTTCCGTTCTCGTCTAAACGGGTAAATGTCACTTCCATGTCTGGATCCGCTTCCAGAATTGAAACCGCTTCACGTCCGTCAGGAGTCTCGGTAAATGAGCCGTACTCTCCCTTACTGGCTTTGGTTAAGTCTGGTGCACCATCAACCTTCGATTTACCAGGCTTCCAGAATTCTCGCTCCAGTGCCTGAGCTGCCTTATGCTGGACTGCGGTTAGTTCAGGACGATTAGCCTTCCCGTTCCCCGGGTGAGCAAACAGATCACTTCCGTTTCGAGTAGCCTTCACAGGGCTGATAGAGCCATCCTGATTGATTTCACGCTGGAATATTGTATTGGATGCCTTGTTATGCAGCTCTTGAATAACCCGACCATCATCCAGTGACTGCTCTCGTTTCAGGTAGTTCTGCGATCTGGTTGGAGTCCAATTATCTACTCCTGCAGCAATTGAGCCTTGCTGTATATCCTGCTCTGGTTGACGTGCATTGATATCGAGAGTATTTGTCTCAGTATCTGCCAAGATAACGCGCTGTTGTTCTGGCATCACGTACTGAAGGTCAGAATCCAAAGTATCCAATGTGCGGGTAGCACTATTACCTGGACCAGAAAGATCTACCTGAGGCTCTACATACGGCGCCCGATAGGCACCACCTTCTGAATATTGGTAATGCGCCGTAGCCTGTAAGTACTCCAGATCCTCTTTGGTCAATGGAGAGGATAGGGCTTCAAACTCCTCCTGGAGTGATTTGATGCTATGTTCATCTGTAGTCAGTACAAATGGCATTGCTTCAACTTCAGCGTCGGTTTGAGATTTATAGGCAGGTGGTGCAGCGATATCGGATTCAAATTCAGGGAATTCAGATTTACTCCCCCTTATCACTATAGCCTCACCATCAGAATGACTTCCCACCCCTTCATACTGCTTGGCAACCTCATTCCAGCGCTTTTGGTACTTCGCTTTTACCTGCCCCACAGTCATGCCATTGAACTGATGGGCTGCTGTAATTCCTTCCGCTACTTGGCGAGCACTTTTCTTATCAGTTCCCTTGCTCCAACGTGTGGCCACATCAACAAAAAGTTCATTGTCTTTAGCTTTCAAAAAGACTGGTCCACCACCTTCACCGAAGAAATGTAGATAGTAAAGTTCCAAGCCATTAGGATCGCGGCTAAAGTTTTTACGGAAGATCTTGGCATTATGCTCGTAGTAATTCAGACCAGCTTTAATCTGTTCATTGCCATCAAACTTATTCTTTCCACCCATTGCAGCAAACGTACTATCAATGGTTTGGAATAAACCAGTAGCAGAGGATAGTAATTTCCCCTTCCTGTCCTTAGGCTGAATGGTTGGATCGAATGTTCCGCCGTTTTCAATATGGGATAAAACCAATGCATCAACCGGATTAATGCCACGGCTTGAAGCCTCCTGAGCAATTGCTTTCGCCCATGGCTTACTTTCCAGTACTGGATTTTTCAGTATAGACGGCGCTGCTTTCGCCTTTTCACTTGAGTCGACAGTAGGAGCCTTAGCCACCGCTTTAGGTGTACCGGTCACAGGTGCCTTTAAGCTGACCAGCTCATCATTCAGTGCACTTTCCATAGCACTATCCAATGCATCAAAGTGCGAATTGGCTTCTTTAGGATTTGTAGGACTGAATGGGTTTACACTTTCTGCATGCTCGATATTCGCCTGGATGTGAGCAGCATCATTCATAGCATCCACATTACTATGATCTTTGACTTGTTCTGGTCGTAATTTCCCTTTATTCGCCCATAGGTTTAGCAGCAGGGCCATACCTCCATTAGTTGCCATGGTAGTAGGACTTAAGGCATTTTCCTTTAACGCCTCTCCATATTGGGCAACTTTCTTATTTCCGCTGTTTTCTAAATAAGAACCTTCGACATAGTCACCGGCTGACCCTGCAGCTGTAGATAAAATCGTTGTTCCTACGGCATCTGCCACCACATTTTTAGCGACCCCATGAGTAGGAATAGCAAACCCCAGAGCATCGGTGACCCCTTTAATAGCTCCACCGGTTCGGGCCGTATTTATATCTGCCCCTTTATTCAGTAAGTCTGATTTCTCTGCTTCAAAGGTCTGGTACCCGAATAGCCCAGAATTCAATGCTAAGCCAGGTACACCACCAGTACCTAGTGTAGTGACGGCGTTCCAGCCAATACGGGTAAAGTCTTTGGTTAGGCCGTAGGTAAACTCACCCACACTCCCAAGATCATCAGGTTTAAAAATCTCTAAGTTCTGTGCTCTTAAGGCAGCCGCTTTCTTATCACCACGGATCAGGGAATCTGGAGCAGTGGCCGCCTCAATAGTCCCCATAGCCACACCAGAAATAGTACCCAGTGCGCCGTCACTTAATGCCCCACGTTGGCTTTTAGGTTTGTAGCGAGGGTCATCCTGATTTAACGATAATTCGTCATCTGCTAAAAAATCCATATCTACCTCATCGAACCGTAAAAGCTAAACGTTTTTGTCTTTTCTTGTCAGTGGCATCCATGATGTATTTGGTGCCATTCTTGAAGTAATAGACGTATGGATTCTTAGGGTCTTGCTCTAAAGGCAGATCCAAAAAGAAGTCTTTGTCAGATCCACCATAGTTACGGGCATTACGAGAGTTAAAGCTCTCCAGCTGCTCACGGAAAGATTTTTCACCTACAGTATGAGGTCGCAACACTACCGATTTACTTCCGAAGAATCCCCCTGAAGTGAACTTGCCCCCTGTGACATTCTTAGCTGCTTTATTAAAAAGCTCTTCATCAATGGTCTTGTTTAGAATATTTCCCTTTGAATCGGTGACCTTTTCGGATTTCTGAACCAAATAAGCATAGTTAGCTTTTATTGAATCCAGATAGATTTGAAAGTCTGGTTTACCTGGTGAGGTAATACCGGCTAAATACGCTTCTGTATGCTTTGTTAAGCCACTTTCATCGACCTTGACCAACCCCTTTTCAATCAGATCCTGCCCAGTAACGATCTGGCCAGCAATATCTTGCAGACCTCTGTTATTGAGCGAAGCAGATAAACGATATGAACCACTATCACCAGCAATTCCATTAATCATGTCTCTGGATGCATTGGCATTGCCTGCGCTGGATTTATAAAGACTGGTAAGCAAACTTAATTTGTCACCTGGTTTGGCTTTTTCCCAGAACTGCTTTAATTCAGATTGTTGCTGTGTCGAGAATGGATTTAAGGATCCTACCGTGCCATTCAATACGTTATTTGCGTGAATAGATTTAATATTCTTAGACAAAGCTGCAATGGCTTCAGGGTTACCACTTAAAATTGCATTGGTAGGTACTACCGTTAGATCCTGACCTGTCTTAATCGAGTAGGCCAAAGTGGAGTTGTTTTTCTCATAATTGAGCATATTCTCATGAGTCTTCGACAAAAGATTCAATTTCCAACTGACATCTTTTGGATTGTCCTGCGCCGTATTTTGAGCTTCTGCCCGTCTCTTACTCAGATAGGCTTCACGTTCATCTGGTCCTAATCTCATGAACTGTTGAACCTCAACCAAGGCTCCACTGTATTGAATAAACTCAGACTCTTTTTCTGTTCCTTTTACACGTGCCAAACGAGATTTGATGACGTCTTCACTTGGGATTAAGCCTGTTTCGATGTCTGCTTTCATCTCATTAACAGCATCTTTGGCATCATCATCCAACTGTTTTTGCTGCAATGCAGCCGCACGGTTATTCTGGTCAATCTGGGTTAATGTTCGACCACTCCAGTAAACAGCCTGTTCTTGAGTTAAATCAGGATGTTTTGCAATTACAGCTTCAGGAGTTGAGAGTTCAGTCAGCTTTTCATTGTCCGATTTATTCGCCTGGTAGAAAGTCGTTACATCATTGCTGGCACGGTTATTTTTGTATTCATTAAAAGTGTCCTGAACATGAGCCAACGGTAAACCTTTGGACTGTGCATACAAAGACAATCCATTCCACACCTCTTTTTCAGAAGCATTAGGATTTTTAAGATAGTTTTCTCGCATGCCTTTGAGCTGGACAATTGCCTGTTGTTGTTCTGATTTCTGTGCAATAGGCAGATACTTCGATGCACTCTGATAAGAATGCTGTTCAAAGTAATTATTAAAGTTTTGCTCAAACTGCTTAGGCACCACATTTTTATACTGCGTCTTGATTGACTCAAGGCTTTCCTGTCTTTGCTTTACGGCATTATCGTAGGTTAATTCCCCACTCTGCATTTTTAGCAGTAAATCATTATCTACAACGCTAATATCAGCACCAATCTTGGATGACTGTAATGCAAAATCAGCTTTTTCTGTTTTATCCTGTTCTTCTCTAAGTTTTTCACTGCGAGCCTCTAGTGCCCCTCCAATAGAACGACCAATTTCAGCTAAGCCCGTATTTGGTGTAAAAGTCTGCATTTGGGCTTGAGCATCAACACGCCCTTTAGATACTGGAATACGCATTATTTACTTTTCAGCCTGTTTTATTCAATAAGGCTAATTTAAAGAATAAGGAAATTCAAAAAAATGAGTAAATTAAAGCTTATCTTTTTAATTTCTCTTTAAAGATTTTTGGATACTCATTTTTTCTAAGTTAACTATTACTAAACTTAACTTAGCTTTTATTACTTCAAGTTCTTGATCAAAGTAGTACTTGTTAAGTAACCGCTTATATTTATTTTCTGGGTTCAAGTAGTGCGCCGTAATGATAAAGACATTTGGTGTTGTATTAATTAAGCTAACTGATTTTTTCATGCCTGCATAATGAATACTATTGGGTTTAACCAACCCTAATAATATATAAATTAATTCATCTAAGTTTTTTGCTATCAACTTTAGCTTATCAACGAGACAGTGATCAAAAAGCTGATTAGAATCATGATAGTAAATATCAGTTTGAAACTGATTTATACCTTGTATAACAAGACTACATAACTCTTGCGCTCGCTCAATGTCTAAACCTGTAATTGGTTCACGTAATTTAAATTTAGAAGTCATCTCTTATTCTCAATTAAAGCGAACAATACGTGGAATTTGATCATCAGACTTATTGGTCATAGTCTTCCATAAATCAATAAATAAGTCCCCGTGAACATACTCTGGTATTGAACCAGTTGCCCATGCTGTAACAGTACTACCGCCTTGTATATCAAGTACGAATGCAATCTTTTCCCCCGTCAAGTAATGTTCCTCTTTGAGCTCATTCAACATTGAAATATAGTTCGGGGCTGAATATTTTCTAACCTTTTTATTAATAAACAAATTTTCTGGGACAGAAAAACAATAAAGTTCATTAAACATAAAATTTCATCTTATGGTGCTGAATCCATTAAGAGTTAAAATATGCTATAAAAAAATGGGTATATTTCAACAAAACGCGCGCGCGCGCGAGGGAGACCGTAAAACACTATATTTTTAG